ATTCGGAACAGGAAACGCTGAACCGCCATTATCTATGCTCACAAAACACCCCCGTTACGCACAATTTCGAGCTGTGCATGGTGGGATTTAATGACTGATTCCCATGTTTCTTTCGAGCCGTAGGTGAATGTGAATTGAACTTTAGCGCTATATACTTTGCCTAAAGTCCAGCAATGTGGATGTGCTACAGGGTGGTATTTCTTTTCCCACTCATTCCCCCAATCCGCAACCCAGCCCTGCGCTTTATTCAGTCGCACCACTTCACGATTGATTTGAGCCACGGCAATCCGCACACGGTCAGCGGCCTGTGCTTCGGCTTGAGTTAGATAGACGTTACCGCGTTCCCAGCCGTATAGGTCAGAATTTGCCCCAAACCAAATGTACGAATAAACCCCATCGCCGCCAAAAAACCAATACTGCTGTCCATGTTCCGGCATACCCGATTGCTCGGCTTTCTGACGCTTAAGTGCATCAAGCTCCGCTTGCTTCTGTTCAATTTGTTGATCGATGTTCATTTAACTGGCCTCGTAATGTATGAAAGAAGCGAACTAGCGCAAACCATTACCGATAAAGTCCAAAGGCTGATTTCCTGGCCGGTCGCATTCACCACCGGCAGCGTGACCAACAAGAAAAAAAGCATGAAAAACCAAAACCGGATAATGTGCGACAAAAATCGCATGCGGGATTCGTATTTTTTGATTTGATCGGTGTAGTTCATTTGATGTCTCTGGTAGTAAAGATAAAAATACTTATGCAGCCAATTTCTGCATGAATTCAACAGAAGCGTCAATTTCAGCCTCGACGATTAAGCATTGCGCCTCAAGTTCAGCAATGGCTTTTTCATCCCGATACACGCGCTTAATCGCTAACCGGCAAGACTTAGGAAAGCGCGGATCAAAAGACACCGCATCGTTCCATTCGCGTTGTGCCGTCCATAGCTGGCCCTGAATCTGCCATCGGTATTCAAATGCGTGGGAGTTGCTTTTTAGCGCTGAAAAATGCTTGTGCTGGCTTTCTGGGCATTTGAATTCAACCATTCCGCTTGAGCCGATAAGGCCGTCAGGTGATACACCAATAAAGCCATGTTTCGAGTGATCAATAAAATCAATTTCATCCACCCATTCGCCGGTATAAACTTCATATGCGGCGCGGGCTAAAGGCTCTAGCTCAATCCCGCGCAACATCGCAGCGTTTTGGTACGTATCAATTCTTTCGCCGGTAATGCGCTCGATGGCTAACTTGGTAATTAGGTTTTTACGACCAACCCCAGGTTCGCCCTTTGCGGTGAAAGCCATAACCTCGTTAAACGCCGAGCCTGTAATTTTGCCCAATCGCTTGGCGAACCACTCGTCGGAACGTTGAGCATCCATTATTCAACGACTTCCGGCTGTTCAGCTTTCTTTGCGTCAGCTTGTATTGCCTTGGCTTTGTTGTCATCGTGGTAGGGCTCAAGCAATGTGCGATCAGCGGCGCTACTCCCTTGCCAAAATGCCTTGTATTTAGCAATGCCTTTCTTTGCGGCATCATCAGCGGCCTTGATTAGTGAAGGCGGCGCTTTAGGCACGGCCCGCGCTTCAGCTATTCGCAAACCTTCAACCGATTCACTGCCGAAGCGAACGTTATGATCTACATAAACGCAAACCCGCACGTTTGACCAATCATCAATAAAAGCCGACCCTGTGATTGACTTCATCTTTTTACTGTTGGTAGCGTTCAAAATCATCGGCTTCAATTTCTCGCCGGGGCGAATATCCTGCTCGACAAAATAGGCCGTATTGAATAGCTCTTTTGTCTTTTTTGTCTTGTCGCGCTCAAGCGAAACAGACTTGATTGTGAGTGTGGTTGATTCAACAATGTCCGCGCTACTTAGGTACGGTGAATCAAAAGCCTTGCGGTAATGTGTTTTTGTAATATCGTTCATTTGGAACCTCGCGTAATTAAATTAAGGTAGTGAAACTTTCTTAAAAATCTGATTCTTAGCGTTTTGATAATTGGTTAGGCCGTTGTACAGCAGCACTTGGTTTTTGCGCGGCCATATCAGGCTTAATAAGCTGTCGGTTGGCAAAACTACATCTTGGAATACTTCACCGTTTCCGTGGCAAACGTGGCAGTCCAGTTCGTCTTGCGGGTCGCCGTTTGGAAAATACGCGCCGGTTCCTTCGCATTCCCTGCAAGGCTTGTATGCGCCGCGCTCAAGTTTTCGTGCCTGTGCGCTCATTTCTTGAAATTATGCTCAAAGGATTGTTCAAACTTCAGCATGATCTGATGAAGCATGGTGTCTGCCGGTGAATTACATACGCGCACCGGCTGGGCGGTTGATCGCGTAATAAACGGCGGCAATCCGGGCGGGTCTGTTTCATCGCGCATTGCTTCGCGTATGGCTGTGGCATTCATGCGTGCTCCCCCATTTCTTTAATGCCCTGAATTAAATGCAAGGCAAGCGTCATATACTCTTCCACCTGATCCTCTGATGGCTTGCCGTCTTCAAAATCTCGAATTCCTTGGAGAGTGTCGCAACCAGAACAGGAGCCGTACCAAACTTTCACGTACCAATAATCTGATGGCTGATAACCTGTTGCGCCTATTACATAAACCAAAGTGCCCTGATAATCACCGTCATCAATTTCAGTTATCCTTTCTGGGTCTGGTCGACTGTATTCATCAATAGAGGTATTCAGCATGGTGACAACGGCCTTGACTACATCCTTATAATCCGCAGGATGCGCGGATTCAAAAAAAGAACGAACCTGAAATTTGTTTTGTTCCCATGCCCTTACAAAAGAAGCGTTCATTTAGCCCCCATTTTTATTTTCAGCAAACTGCTTTTGGTTTTAATCATTGCGGTTGAATATTTGGCGCAATACTGCATACCATTAGCAAAACCAAGATGAAACGTGCGCCGAAATTTGCTATCTATAAGCGCGTTACCGGTTGACACGTAGTGCTTTTTAAAAGCCGCTTCAGCTTCAGCGGCCAGTTCTTCGGGCGTAATCATTGAACGGCAACCAAAACAAGCGGGGCGACAATGCAAAACATCACGGCCGCATAGCCACAGCACCGGACAAATGCGCCGGCGTTAATCGCGGCATCGGAAATAACATCAATTATTTTCTGAAAGTTCATGCGGCACCTTTTGGGGTTTGTGAAGTGGCCATGTTTCGCAAAAACCGCTTTCCGGCCATGTATGCAGAAGCGGCAGAACCACCGGCAGTTAGAACCGTGTTGGCTATGCGAATTGCTGTTGCGCGGTCTTTCTTGTCGCAGCTTTGTGTAAATGCGAATGCTGAAATCGGTATAACTTTCATAAACACTCCTTTTGGTTAGAAACCCCGCCGCCGGTTGCTTAGGGAGAGGGAAGCATTGACCGGCAGCGGGGCGGGGAAACCCTACGAATTTAATTCTAGACTACTAGAAAACCAATTGTCAAGAGAACTAGAATAAAAAAGTGAAAAAAAGCCAAAAAAGAGAAAATTCTCTGATTTGGTGGGAAATTTCCTACATACAGGGCGGGTTATCTACTGCAAAATGCAGGCATGAATATCAAAATACTCATATTTGCTGCCAAGTATGCCCCTGGTTGGCCGTACAAAGTGCTGTTTAACCGATGGCTTGATGCTGAAAATAGGCGAACGGCCTTAGAAATAAGCCGCCTTATTCGCTAACGTTAACGATGGTTCCGTGCGTGTCTTGCATTTCTAACAGGCTGCACGAGCTATGGCCGCCACGATCAAGGTACACGTCAACGCTTGAAACAGAGCCTGGCGGTATATCGTTAGGGTGGAAGTAGCTGTTTTTAACTTCAATAACCTTTCCGGACTTGTCGTGTGATTGCAGGAACCCTTTTGCGAATCTAATAGCCTCTGTTCCGGTATTGCGAACCGTCACTTCAATTTTGTCTTCAGTGCATTCCATTGATATTTTCTTGGCATATAGTGGAATCTGAGCGGGCACCTGAACATTATTGGCAGATTCAATAAATTGCGCGTCAGTTTTTGCAACGTTGTATGCAACCCTAGCGCAGAAGGCCAACGTCAATAAAAAGCAAATTAAAACAATCCACCCGATAATTGTCCAAGGACTTGCTTTGTCTGTCATTTTGCACCCTTATATTGTTGCGGCCAATTGCTTCCCGGCAGTTTTTTGAAATTAATCTCTATCTGCCTAGATTCAATCTTTTCCTTTGCCAGTCGCTTTGACAGCAACTTTTCCACCTTTTGCATTTGGTATTGATTCAACCGCATCCTTTCCCCCTGAGCGCATCCGTTCCGCTATTTTCGCCATCAGGTCGATGATGTTATTGCCGATGTCTTGGCCGCTTGCCTTGACCATTTGAACGGCATCAATCGCCAGTGCTAGGCGATAGGGATCATTAACCCACTCTGACAGTTCGCCGGGCGGTACGCCGTTAACCTTGGCTACGGCCTTTAGTGCGTCCTGTGCATCTGCAATCGTATCGGCATCTATTCGCACCGATTGAGATTGCGGCAACCTTCCGGCTTCCATGTCGCCAAAACCGTGCATAAGCCAGTCAGTGTTGATTCTTAGCGCCTTGCAAATATCGGAAACGGTTGAAAACCGAACTTTATCCGGGTTTGTTGTGCCATCAAGTATGAAGTACAGCCCTGATTTGCTGATGTCAGTCCTTTCCATAAGGTCATTGACGGTCAATTTACGGGCTGCTATGGCTGATTTTAGGCGGTCTGACATTGACATATAGACAAACTACCAAATAAATGTTCAAGAACGCTTGACAAGCAACATTCTAGAGAACTAGAATAAAACCTATGAATATGACCAAAGAAAACGTAAAAAACGCCCTTGGCCTTAAAACCGACACCGATTTGGCCGAGTTTTTCAATATCTACCCGCAAGCCGTTTCGCTTTGGGGCGATAACAAGCCGATTCCAATTCGCAGACAGCTTGAGCTTCATATTTCGCACCCGAAGTTATTCAAAGCCCCAGCGCCAAAGATTCAAGCGAACCGAAAGCGCGCGGGTTAAAAAAATTTACCCCAAAGCCTTTGGCAACAATAGGCAATTTTTGGCAACAAGTGGAAAGCGAGGTTTATATGCAACGTCAATTCAATTTCATGGTAGCGCTGAAAGCCCCAATGAATGCGGCAGACAGCCTTGTTTCACAAATCAATTCGACAGACCAAGCCATTCGCGTTTCTCTTATGCAAAAACGCATTAAAGATTCGTATTACGCAAACCAAATGAATATCTCGGTTGGCTACTTTTCCCGAATCGCAAACGGCAAGCGGCCTATGCCGGAATGGATGATTGAGCCGTTTTGCGCATTGTCCGGCACTAACTTGCTGAAGCAATACATAGCCCTTCAAATGGCCATTCATGCCGCTAAGGGCGATTTAACAAAACGCCAAATTGACCACCAATTGGCCGAACAGTTAAGGAACGCAGCATGAACCAAAACATTCTGAACTTCGGGCAGTACCCGCAAGAATTCCTGCTATTCCTTGCCGAGAATCAGCCACTGTGGAAACGCTTTGAAGCCGAGGCCAATAAGGCGTGGAATCGCGGCTTTCGGCATTATTCAAGCAAAACCATAGTCGAGTACATTCGCCACGAAACCGCGCTGTATGAGCGTACGGGCGATTTTAAGATCAACAACAACTGGACGCCGCATTTAGCGCGGTATTACCAAGAGCTACACCCAGACCGCGCCTGCCTGTTTGAAACGCGGGTATTGCGTAAAGAGGCGGTGGCGGCGTGAGTACAAGCATTATGGCCCAGGTTTGGCCGATTCAAATGCCGCCCGTGGCTAAGTCAGTGCTTGTTTCACTGGCCGACAATTCCAATGATTCGGGGTATTGCTGGCCATCAATCGAAACCATTTGTGAACGAACCTGTTTTAAGCGTCGGGCGGTGATTGATGCAATTCACTGGCTTGAACAGAATAAATACCTTACGCCAGATCGTTCAAATGGTCGAAAAACCACCTATCAATTGACCGTGAAAACTGGCATCAATTCATCGGCTGAAATGTTAAAAACCAGTGCGCCAAATGCACCAGTGCAGGAAACGCACCAGTGCGCCACGCGCGCAAACCAGTGCACCACGCGCACTAAACCAGTGCGCCAAACGCACACTAACCGTCAAGAACCATCAAGAACCGTCATTAAAAGCTTAATAAGCGAACTGCCCGAATGCATACCCGTCGAGGTTTGGCAAATGTGGCACGAATACCGCTTTAAAAAATCCGGCAAGGGCTGGACGGAATACGCCCAAAAACTTGCCGTGCGCTCGATGACCAAAATCGCCCAAGCCGGGCACGATCTGCGAACCGCCGTTGAAACATCCATCGAACGCGGATATTCGGGAATTTTTGAACCAAAGGTGAATTATGCAAACCACAGCAGCGCAAGCCGTAATAGCGATGGTATCGCCGGCCAAATCCTTGCCAACCACCGAGCAAGCCAAGCCGTACCCGCTGACGGCTGACCAGTTCGCAGACTTTTTTGCCATCATGGGCGGTCTGTACGGCCACCAATGGCGCAGTCAGTACGGCGACAATCCAAGCGGTGCCGGTGCTGCTGTCTGGAAGTCTGGATTGTCGTCGCTTACCGCTGAACAAATATCCTTAGCGGTTAAGCACTACCGCAAAATTTCAATTTCGAGCGATTGGCCGCCAAACGTGATTGAGTTTCGGCGCAAGGCGCTGAACATTCCAAGCCTAGCCGCAATCAAGTTAGCCCTACGCAACAGCGACAAAACACCGTTTAGCCGCCTTGTGTGGACGCACATCGACGGGCACAGGTGGCGCAATGCGTCAGCCGCTGAATGTGACCGCATGGCCGCAGACGCTTACACGCTGGCATGTGAGGCTATCGAGCGCGGTGAACAGTTGCCGGTGGAATCGCTAGAGCTTGCGCACGACAAAGAAGCCGCTGCAAAAGCCGAGCGCGAACTTTACGACAAAAAACACCAAGACCGGCTGCGCGAATTGGGGGCGGCATGAAAATAACCACCACCAAAATCTGGCGGCTGATTGAAGCCAAATGCAACGCCCACGAAATCGCCGCTTACTTCGGCATTTCCGAAACCGCCGCGCGTTACGAGATGATGAAGGCTAAGAAAGTCATGTTTCAGGCGGTGCTTGAATGAAATTCAAAACCATAGACCAGCATCACCAAGAATCGGAATGCGGCCAATATCGAATCAGCCATTCGCTAGACCCGAATCAGCAATCATATTTCGTTTGCTGGCACAAAGGCCAGTGTATCGGAAGCCGCCGCGTTCCAAACTTCCGCGATGATAGGAAAATAGCCGTCGAAGAACTTCAGGAAATAGCCATTCAACACAAGGGGGAATTATGAGCCTTACTCACAACGTTGCACAATTTGGCCGCGACATTGATGCACGAAACGCGCTGATTCAGCAATTCCGCGACACATCGCAAAACGATTTTGTGCGCCGCGATCAAATATGCCGTGAACTTGAACCGTACTTTGAGCGAAGGGCAGACTGGCAGCGCAGACACTTTGCAAGTTACACGTGGGCGACAGCCCGCAAGGTGATTAAGCCTTTAAACGTTAAAGGGTACAACCACGGCAAGCCAGTGCCGCCACGCGACAAGCCGATGGTGGTTAAGAAGTCTGAGGCGCGTGATCAACTGCATTTTTATGCAAAGCGAAATAATTGCACCATTGCACAGGAAATTCAGGCCGGTGAATTGTTTCGCAAGCAGTTAGAGCTAGGCCGCAAAGTGGATGTTGCGCTCAAGTGCGCCATTGAGTTTTTGGGCGCTAAAGACGCGAGATTGGCCGCTTGACCAAAAAGCCTAAATTGGCATGCAAGGTTCGTGAGTACGACGGGCGGCGCGTATTGTGGCCGGCCGATCACTTTAGCCATGAATGGATTTCAGAACAGCCGCTGGAATCGTTGCATTGGGTGTCAACGCACAAGCCCAGAAGCCCGCAATTTCATCGTGCGGTTCACAAGCTTTGCTGTTTTCTGGCCGTACACCATCACGCATTTAACGGCATGGATGCACATGCCGTGCTTAAGCGCTTGCAGCTTGAATCGACGTTGTATTGCGATAAGACAGTAATAACGATTAAGGGATTTGGCGATGCGATGCACCTTGTTCCGCAATCTATGAGCTTTGACTCAATGGATGAAACCGAGTTTCGCGCGTTTCATGCCGCGATTGTTGAACACGTTCAAAACACGCATTGGCCAGAATTTGGCTTGCATTTGCTGGACAAGAAGGCCGCATGAAGCGCAAGCCCACAAAAATAACCCGTGAGGCCATAGGCCGTGAATGCACAATCCGGCTTGACGGGTGTTTAACCGGCCCGTGCTGCCTTTGCCACATTCGGCAGATTGACATATCGGGCGGTGGGCTGAAAGCGCCGGACATCCTGGGCGCTTGGGGTTGCCTGAATTGCCACGAAAAGGTGGACGTGTCCGAGCGCGGCAATATCGAAACCCAATACAGGTTCCGTGAGGCGGTGGCAATTACTCAAAACACCCTGATCAAAGAGGGGAAAATAACTTGGTAAGGGCGGCTAAATGACTTTAAACCGCTACGCAAAGCGCAGGGATGCCAACGAACCGCCGATTGTTTTGGCTTTGATTGAAATGGGATGCAGCGTAATAAAAACAGACGCCTGCGATTTAGTGGTGGGGTACAAAGGCCGAAATTACTTGCTGGAAGTGAAAATGCCAAAGGCCGAAATAAAGCCAAGCCAAAAGCATTTGCTTAAAACGTGGAAAGGGCAATATTCAATCGTGTACACCGTTCAGGAAGCAATCAACATAATCGAGGGCAGCACATGAGCTTTGAACAGCGTTTGATTCGATACAAAGAAGATGCCCGACTGGAATCGGCCTTGGTTCAGTGGGCAAGAGAATACGGCAAAGGCCCGGCCGATCATTTGGGCTATGCCAGTCAAAACGCATTGCACCGGCTAGGCCAGCACGCCGGATGGTTGCCGCCGCCTGAGCCGGTACGCGCACCAACGCGCACAGAATCGGACACGGTTGAAAGCATTGTTCGTCTTTTGGAAAAAGGCGAGGGGTGGAAGCATGCGCAAGTCTTGCGCTTGGACTACTACGAACCAAAGCTGGCAATGGATAGCCGCCTTAAGCGATTGCGGCAAGTAGGCGTGATTTGCTCGAAAGATGGCTATTGCACCTATTTGGAAACGGCCAAAGAATTCGTGCGCGTAAAAATGTTTAAAATATTTTGACCGATATGGATTTTGTCAAGGTACTATAAAGGCTATCTTGGTATTTCTGACGCCATAAACGAGTGACCACAGCCCCGCCTAGTGCGGGGTTTGTTTTTTCCGGCATTTGCATAAATAACCTATGCAACCGGCCCAAACCGTAAACCCGCAAGGGCATTCGGTATAAGCCCGAATAAGGGCTTGCTTCACCTTGGCCCATTAGATCCGAATTCGGACATGGGCCAACCTACAAAGGAACGGCAATGAGCGCATGTCAAGTTGAAAAGCTGCCTAACGGCTGCTTTCGAGTTTCGCGTGATTTTGCAAGTCAATCGGCTGCAATGGCGGCGGTGAACAAAATAATCGGCGTCTGTGAAGATGCCTTTGTTCCTGTTGCTCAAGAGGTGCCGCTATCGCCGGCCGCTGAAGTCCAGATAGCCGCCGCAGAAACTCAGGATTAAACGATGGTTACTAACGAGCGTCTAATTACTGCGCTCGAAAGCAACAAAGGCAACAGGGCGGCAACTGCAAAAGAGCTTGGAATAGACCTTCGTGGCATGATTCGCCGTATCCGCAAGCTAGAGGCCGGCGGGTTTATTCCGGCCGCTGACAGCTTCAAGGCCAAGGGCTATTCAACGCTTCGTGATGGCGATGGCAACGTTAAGTTAGTTTGGGAAAAGACCGAGCGCGACGCTAAAGGCGAGGCGCTTCGGGAAGTTTTCGAGGGCTTCAAAGACGATTTGCCCAAAGCAAAGCCGGTTACATCGCCCCAAAGGGCGGCGAATCAGCTTTTAAACTGCTACGTAATCACCGATTATCACCTTGGAATGCTTTCTTGGGGTGAAGAAACGGGCGAGGATTGGGATATAAACATCGCCGAATCGTTGCTAATTCGGTGGTTTCAAACTGCTATAAAACAAGCGCCAAAGGCCGATAAAGCCGTTTTCTGCCAGTTAGGTGATTTCCTGCACTGGGATGGGATGGACGCAGTAACACCGGCAAGCAAGCATTTGCTTGATGCGGATACGCGGTTCCAAAAACTGGTTCGTGTCGCCATTCGGGTGATGCGCCAGGTAATCGGGCAGCTTCTGGCTAAATACCCACAGGTTCACGTTATCGCGGCTGAAGGCAATCACGACCAAGCTAGTTCAATCTGGCTTCGTGAATGGCTAGATGCCTACTACGAAAACGAACCAAGAGTTTCGGTTGATGTGTCGCCTGATCCGTATTATTGCGTGGAACATGGGCAAACAAGCCTGTTCTTTCACCACGGCCACAAGCGCAAGCCAACAAACATTGATTCGGTGTTTACGGCCAAGTTCCGCGAAGTGTTTGGACGTACAAAATTCAGCTATGCCCACTTAGGGCATATGCACCACAAGCACCAGCTTGAAACAAATTTAATGGTTGTTGAACAGCACCGCACATTAGCGGCTTCGGATGCTTATGCGTCACGCGGAGGCTGGATGAGTGGGCGCGATGCGCAAGTTATTACCTACCACGCCGAACATGGCGAGGTGGGCCGAATAGTGGTCAATTCCAGGATGTGCCAATGAACGCGCAAGAGGTGGTTCAAGAGATCACCCGGCGAGCATGGCGGTTAAATGTGGCGGTTTTGCTTACGCCAGAATCGTTTGTTATGCACAGCGATGGCGCTGAGTGTTCGGGCTACTTTGATAGCGAAGGCAAGCAGCCGTTGTTGGTTGTATCTACCGGAATACCTGAGTCTGACTGGTTAGGCATATTGCTGCACGAATACAGTCACGCAACACAATGGGCTGAGCAAGCGCCAGTGTATGTGAATCATGACAGCACGCCCGGCATGTGGGGCTGGCTGGAAGGTGGCCCGCTGAAAAACGCGGCACAAGTTGTTGATTTAACCAAAGAATTAGAGGCAGATTGCGAACGTCGAACCGTAAGGCTTATTAAAGAGCTAAACGCGCCAATTGATGTTCGTGAATATTGCCGCCAAGCGAATGCTTATGTTCACTTCCACAACGTCATAAAGGCAAAGCGGAAGTGGGTTAAGCAGGCTGGCGTATTGAGAAAGCCCAGCGTTACAAAGCATTTCAACGATACTTTGGACGCCGATTATCACAAAACCCCCAAGGCGATGTTTGATGCTTTGGTAAAACACGCCATTAACCCATGACCACACAAGCCCACGATTTAGGCATAGAAGCCGTGAAAATAGCCCCGCCAGCATTTGTTACAGCCTCTAGCATTATGGGTTCAATATCCTGGTCTGATGCGGCATATGCTTTGACAGCCATTTACACCGCGTTGATGATTTCGCAGCATATCTGGGAAAAGTGGATTAAGCCTTGGAAGGTTAAGCGTGGCCGGTAATTCGCCCAAGCCACAGTCCGCCCCTGTTGGGTTAGGCGCTAAAGCAGTAGGCGCTGCAATCCTTTTGGCTGCACCTGTTGTTATGTACTTTGAGGGATCACCAAAAGGTAGCGACGGATTAAACAACGCGTATTACGACAATCTGCCTTCGGTGGCGTTGATTACCGCCTGTTATGGCCATACCGACCCAAAGCTAAAGATTACGGACAAGTTCACAGACGAGCAGTGCAAGCAACTGCTTTATGAAGACTTACTAGAGGCCGATAAAGGCGTTTCTGCTTGTATCAAGTCAAAGCTGACTGATAATGAGAGAGCTGCCTTGATTAGCTTTACTTATAACGTAGGCCAAGGAAAGTTATGTGGCTCAACTTTAACTAAGAAAGCCAACGCAGGGCAACCCTTCTGTGCTGAATTGAGCAGATCGGAAGAGCGTCGTGTAGGGAAAGAGTGTAGATCTCGGTGGTCGCCGTATCATT